TTTTTAAGGACGCCTACGCCGACGCAATGCGGATCCCGCGCGACGACGACACGCAAGGCACTGGCGCGGGGCGCTCGCAAAAATCCCGCCTGTTCGTGGGCTCGACCCGCGGCAAGATCCGCAGCGCACGCGCCAAGATCAAGGACTCGCTGTTCGGCGCCGGCCGCCTGCCGTTCGATACCTCCCCGACAAATGAGCAGCTCAAGGGCTACTCCGACACGATGGAGGAGATTCTTACTTTCCAGCTCAAGGATATGGGGTTCCGCGGCATGATGGGCGGCGCCGTCAACGCGCTGTGTACCTACGGCACGGGCGTGGTGTTCGGGCCGTTCGAGCGCACCAAAGAGCACGTAACGGTGGGCCTGGTGCCCGACGCGGCCAGCGGCGTGCCGGTGCTGGGGGAGCGGCGTTTCGAGTACCGCGCGCCCTACTACGAGCACGGCCCAACCATGGACGTCTACCCGGACCCGGAGGCGGCCGACACGCAATCGGGCATGGGCGTGTTTTGGTCCAGCTGGAAACAGAAACACGAGGTGAGCGGCTGGCGCGGCCTGGACGGCTACAACGAGGAGGCCATCGACTACGCCCTCACGCAAGAAACCCGGACGACCAGCTCGCAAGGATCCGACGCCACCAAGGACTTGCGCGCCAACGTCTACCGATTCAGCGCGGACGGCCGCATCCGTGTGGTGCGCTACTTCGGCCGCGTGGACGCCGAGGCCATGGCCGCCTGGACCGGCGAGCAGCTGCCGGCGGACCACCGCGACGGCGACACCGTGGAGGCCGTCATCATCATGGCCGGCGGCGTGGTGGTCAAGGCCGACAAATCGCCCTACAAGGCGGGCCACCGCCCGGCCCTGCGCGCCGTCTACGAGGAGGCCGACCACGAGTTTTGGGGCGTCGGCATCGCGGAGAACAACGACCCGCACCAGCGCGTGGTAAATGCCGCTTTCCGCCTGTATATCGAGGGCAAAGCCTTTGCGCTGCTCAAGACTTTCTCCGCCGACAAATCGAAGTTCGAGCTGGACGAGGATTTCAAGCTCTACCCGGGCAAACGCTTCAAATTTAAATCGGGCCTGACCCCCGAGGAGCGCAAGTCCGCCATCATCTGGCACGACGTCATCGACGTTACGCAAGGGTGGGAGGCCGTCATCGCCATGAGCGAAAAGTTTTCCGACGATGATACGGGCATCACCAAGTACACCCAAGGCAACGACTCCAGCCACCTGAACAAGACCGCAACCGGCATTTCGATGATTATGGGCGCCGCGTCCCTGCCGATGAAAGAGGTAATCCAGAACATTGACGAAATGTGGATCGAGCGGATTATCGACGGCCTGGTCGACTGGAACATGCAGCACCTCGACCCGGAAACGGTGCGCGTGCTCCTGGGCGACAAACAGGCGCAGCTGTGGGCCGAGATTCAGCAATTCGGCAAAACCTCGTTTATGACGTGGAAGTCGACCGGCTCGGCCACGTTTATGACGAAAGAGGTTCTCATGCAGAAGTTGCAAGGGTTCCTCCAGCTCGCGCTGGCCTCGCCGCTCACCGCCGACAAAATCGACGTGCGCGAGCTGCTCGAGCAGGTATGGGAGGCCGGCGAAGTGGGCAAGGAATCGCCCGTCCTGGACGAACAAACGCTCAAGGACCGCCAGGCGCAACAGGGCGGCCAGATCCCGCCGCAGGTCCAGGACGCGCTGGCCAAGCAAGAAAAGCTCATCCAACAGCTGGAGGCCAAGCTCCAGGACCGCACCGAGAAACAGGCCAACGACGCGGCCGCGCTGGCCATCCGGGACCGAGACTCCCGCGTCAACGCCGAGGCCAAGCTCGCCGGCGTGGAGCTGACCGAGGCGCAAATCGACCAAATCCAAGCGCAGGTGCTCACGCTGCTGCAGAACGCCATGGGCCAGGTGTCGCCGCAGATCGTCGGCGCCGCGCAAACGCTGGACGACACCATCCCCGAGGCCACGGAGCTGGGCGAGACTGCGCCAGCTGCTCCGATGGCCGCACCGGCGCCGGCCCCCACGCCCGCCACCCCGGAACCCGTGGCCACCACGCCGCCAGCCGCTCCGGCGCCTGAAATGGAGGGCCAACCGTGACGGACGAACAACAAGCCGAGCTCCGCGGCCGCGTCAACCAGGTGCAAGGCCTGCTCAACGCGATAGAGGGCGCGTGGGCACCGCTGGCCCGGGAACTGGCGCGAATGCGGGCCGAAAAGGTGGAATCGCTCGTCACCGAGAACAACGAGCAAACCCGCGGCGCCGTGAAACAGATTGACGAAGTGTTGCAATTGCCCAATAATTTACGTCAAGAATTATTGAGCCTGGTCAACTCACTACCCGAAACGGGCGAGGCGAGCAGGAATTAAACGGATTACCGGAGAAATCCGGCCCAATGGAGAAACGACAAAATGCCGGACCAGAACCAAGACGGAAAAAGTTACGACGAAGTTTATGCGGACGAAATGGCCCGCCTCGACGCCGAGGCCGCCGCCGCGCAAGGTGCACAAGCACCGGGCGCAGCTGCGACTACCCCGAACGACGACACGGACCCGAACGCGCAAACCGACCCAGCCGCCGCCACTCCAGCTCCGGCCGCCAGCACCACCGGCGAACCAGCGCAGGAAACGACCGAGGAGCGCATCGCACGCCTCGAGGCCGAAGTCACCAGCACCAAAAAGGCGCTGAACGACACCAAAGGCTGGGCCAGCCGTAACGCCGCCGAGGTTAAACGCCTGCGCACCGAGCAAGAGGAACGCGACCGCAAAGCGAACCGCCCCCAAGTCCTGGACGACAATCCCGGGCTCGAGGAGGCTGTCCGCTACGTGACGGGCGCGCCGGCCGCCGGAAAACCCGCACACGACCCGGACGCCTGGGCCGAGGCTGTGGGCACCGCGCTGCCGGGCCTGGACGCCCTGCTCGAGCAAAACGCCGATTTGCACGCCAAGGCAACCGCCAAGGCGCGCGAGCTGGGCGAGGCGTGGAACGACCCACTTGTCGCAATCCGCGAGTTGAGCGCGCTGCAGCTCGAGCACGAACGGGCCTCCGTGGCCGTCGCTGCCCGTGACGCCGCCGCGCGCGATTTCGCAAAGCGCAAACAGCAACAAACCGCCATGACGGTGCCGAGCGGCGGAGCGTCCCGCCAGCCACCGACCGTCGACCAGGCAAAACGCTATGAAACGATGAGCTCCGCGGACTTCCAAAAGGAACGCGCCAAGGTGCTCGGATTTTAACTCCATTGGGAAATAAACCATGCCAACCATGACTTTGGGGAACATTCCCCCAGCAATTCAAGCTTTTTACGACCGCAACCTCCTGGAGCGCGCCGTCCCTGCCGACGTGCACGGCCGCTTTGGCCAGGTGCGCCCCATCAAGACCCGCTCCGGCAATCAAATCAAGTTCCGCCGCTACGAGTCCCTGCCGGCGGCCACCGTCGCGCTGACCGAGGGCGTTACCCCGGCCGGCAACTCGCTGACCGTCACCGACGTTACGGCCACGCTGGCGCAATACGGCGATTTCCTGACGTTCTCGGATATGGTCGACCTGACCAACCAAGACCCGGTGTTGACCGAGGCCGGCACGGTCCTGGGCGAGCAGGGCGGCGTTACCGTCGACATCGTGCGCCGCGACGTGCTCGTCGCCGGCACCAACGTTATCTACTCGAACGGCGCCACCCGCGTGGGCCTGTCGGCGCCGCTGGACGCCATCGCCCTGCGCACCGCCGTGCGCGCCCTGAACCGCCAGAACGCCAAGTTCGTGCGCGAAATGGTAGCGGCCACCAACGGCGTGGGCACCCAGCCTATCCGTGCGGCCTACATCGGCCTGGTGCACCCGGACACCGAGGCGGTGCTCGAGCAGATCACCGGCTATATCCCGGTGTCGAACTACGCGTCCGCCATGAAAGCGGAGGACGATGAAGTCGGCGCATTCCGCAACATTCGTTTCTTCCGCTCGACCAACTGCAAAGTGTTCGTCAACGCGGGCGCAGCTGTCGGCGGCGCTGGCCAGATCAGCACCGGCGCGGTATCGAACGACGTGTACGCGACGCTCATCATCGGCGCCAACGCTTACGGCGTGTGCCCGCTGGCCGGCAATGCGATGCAAAACATTATCAAGCCGCTGGGCTCGGCCGGCACCGCCGACGCCCTGAACCAGCGCGCCACCTCGGGCTGGAAAGCGATCACGACCACGAAGATTCTTAACGACGCGTGGATGATCCGGATTGAGCACACCAACCCGAACGTGCTGACCTAATCGAGCGCGGCATGTTTGCGGGCGGCCAGCACGGCGCCCGTATTTTTCCCGCCCCATAACCTGAGAGACAAGACACCATGACCCGCGAAGAACTGAACGCCAAGAACAAAGCCGACCTCCTGGCCCTGGCCGTAGCTGGTGGCCTGGCCGCCACCCCCGCAATGACCAAAACCGATTTGGTGGAGCTCCTGCTCGCCAACGCGCAGATGGCCGCCGCCACGCCGCCAGCCGCGATCCCGGCCCCCGTGGCCACCGACGCACCGGCCGACGCTGCCAGCGCCCAAATGGCCGCCATGCAAGAGCAGATTAACCAGCTGCTCGCCGCCAACGCCTCGCAAGCGGCCGACCTGGCGCAAGCGCGCGCAGCTGCTCCCGCTGTCGTCGTGCCCGAAACGCTGGTCCCGGACAACGGCGAGGGCCTGCCGAAAGAGGGCGCGCTCCGCTCCCTGGACGGCTCGCTCGCCGGCACCCGCAAAGTGCGTGTCACCATTATGAGCACCGAGTCCGAAAAAGAGGACGTCAAAATCGGCGTAAATGGCCACCTGGTCCAGGTCAAGCGCGGCGTGCCCGTCATCCTGGACCAGGCCTACGTCGAGGTGCTGAAAAACTCGACCATCGACACCTTTGTCGAGGACGACACCGGCAAGCGCACGCAAGTGCAAATGCAACGCTACCCGTTCATCGCGGAGCCGGTGTAAGTCATGGCCGCCCTGACCCGCGCGCAGATTGGCGAGAAAGCCTTGCAAAAGGTAGGCAACCTCGCGCGCGGGGAAACGGCCAACGTGGACGACCTAGTTATCGCCACGGACGCCCTGGGGCGGCTCATTTCGTCGCTAGTGGTGCACGGCTACACCTGGCCCACGGTGCCATTGGCGACCGACACCGGGCTCGGGGAGCATTGGGACGAGGCGCTCATCCTGGGCACCGCGGCCGAAATTGGCGACGAGTTCGGCGCCGACCTGACCACCACCGCCATGCGCCTGCAGCAATGGGCCGGCCTGCGCTCGAAGCTCATCGACTACGACGCGCCGGCGCTGCCGGATTGCATCAGCGTGGACGAGTTCCGCCGCCCCTATTCGCCGCTGGACCTATGAACCTGGCGTCCTTCACCTACTCCGGCACGCTGGCGCCGCGAGAATCCCTGCGCGCCCGCATTTACGCCCTCGAGGCCGAGCTCCTCGAGCTGCCGCAAACCGACTGCCCCGTCGTGCACCACTACGCGCCGGGCATCTACGTGCGCGAAATGCGCGTCCCGCCTTTTACCGTGCTTACCGGCGCGGTGCACAAAACCGAACATCTGGCCATGCTCATTCAAGGCCGCATTGAGGTGCTCACCGAGGACGGGCTCCAGATCCTCGAGGCGCCGGCGACGCTGCTATCCCGGCCCGGCATCAAGCGCGTGGGGCGCACGTTCGAGGAGGGCGCCACCTGGTCGACCATCCACGCCAACCCCGACGACTGCCGGGATATGGACGTCATTGTCGAGCGCCTTTGCACCACCCCGAATAACGAACTGCTCGGCAACCGCCTGGCGGCCCTGAACAACACCAACGAGGTGCCCCAATGTCTCTAGGAATTACCGCGGCCGGCTGGGCCGCAATCGGCGCCATTGGCGTGACGGGCGCGAGCATTTACGGCTCGAGCAAGGCGGCCAACGCGCAAGAGGCGGCGGCCCAATCGGCGCAAGCAACGAGCGACCGCCAATTCGACATTTCCCGCCAGGACACGCTGGCGCAGCTGGCGCAAACGCGCGAGGACCAGGCCCCCTACCGGGCGGCGGGCACCGGCGCGCTTGCGCGGATCATGGCCGGCGTGGGCAACGGTGGCGAATTCGCGCAAAAGTTCGACTCCTCGAGCCTGGCGGCGGATCCGGGCTACCAGTTCCGGCTGGGCCAGGGCATCGCGGGGATTGACCGCTCCGCCGCGGCCAGCGGAATGGCGGGCTCCGGCGCCGTGCTCAAGGCGCTGGCCCGTTTCAACCAGGGCACCGCCTCGGACGAGTTCAATGCCGCCTATGGCCGTTTCACGGGCGACCAAACGACCAAATTTAACCGCCTGGCCAGCCTGGCCGGCATCGGCCAAACCGCGACCAACGCCACGCAACAGGCCGGCACGACCGCAAACGGCCAGCTCAACACGCTGGGGACGAACTACACCACCAACACCATGGGCAACCTCGGCGCCATGGGCGAGGCGCGCGCCTCCGGCTACGTGGCCAACTCGAACGCCATTGGCTCCGGTATCAAGGGCCTGTATAACGCCTACCAGGCCGGCCCGTGGACGACCGCGGGCAATCCGGGCGCCGTGGACAACACGCTTTTCTAAGGACGACACATGGCCACGAACACCATTGCATTGCTGGCGCGCCCGCCGGAAATCGACCCGCTCGAGATTCCGACCAAGCAAGCCAACCTCCGCACGCTATCCTTGAGCAACCAGGAGGGCGCGCTCAAGCTCGACGCCGCGCGCCAGGCCGTAGCGGACGACCAATCCGCGCGCGCCTCGCTGCAGGCCGATCCGAGCGGCGGAGAGGGCTATCTCAAGGGCCTGGCCACGGCGGGCAACGTCAAGGGCTATTTTTCAGGCCTGAAAGCGACCGCCGACGCGGCCAAAACCAAAGCCGAAACGGACAAGGACAAGGCCACCGCCGGCAAAACGGAGCTCGAGGCCATCAACCTGCGCACGCAACGTTACCGCGACGCGCTGGGCAACGTGAGCGACCAGGCGAGCGCGGCGGCATGGGTGCATGGCATGTACGCCGACCCGCACCTCGGCCCCGTCATCGCTCAAGAGCTGGGCCCGGTGGAAACGGCGCTCGCACGCATTCCCGACCCGGCCAAGGATCCGCAGGGCTTCGCGGCGTGGAAACGCGGCTCCCAGCTGGGCGCGGAAAAGCTGGTTGAAGTCACCAAGCCGGTGGTGGGCTCGCGCGCGCTGGGCGACCGCGTGGAGAACACGCTCACCGACCCGACCACGGGCGCCGTTACCGTCACCGGCACCGCCAAAGTGGGCCAGTCGCCGGACAATGCGGCCACCCAATCGACTGTGCGCCGCGGCCAGGATATGCAGGACGCGCGCTCCGCCGAGTCGAACAAAACCCAGCTACTCGTGTCCGGTATGACCCCGGACGGCAAGCCGGCGGGCGACGTCGAGGGCCTGGCGCAAGGCATCGCCGCCGGCAAGTTGCCCGGACTGACCGGCTTTGCGCTCGCTCGCCCCCGTGGCCAGGCCGTAATGGCCCGCGTCATGGAAATTAACCCAACCTACGACGCGGGCGACTACCTGGCCAAAAACCAGGCGCTCCGCGGCTTTGCGAACGGCAAAGAGGGCACGGCGCTGCGCTCTTTCAACGTCGCGCAAGACCACCTCGGGAGCCTGGGCGAGCTGGCCGACCAGCTGGGGAACACCAGCGCCCCGGCCTATAACAAACTGGCCAACTTCGTGGCGACTCAAACGGGCAACTCGGCGCCTACCAACTTCGACGCGGTAAAGGCCATCGTGGCCAAAGAAGTGGTAAAGGCCATCGTGGCCGGCGGCGGCGGCGTGGCCGAGCGCGAGGAGCTGTCCCACCTCCTGGACAACGCCAAGAGCCCGGCGCAGCTCAAAGGCGTGATTGGCCACTACCTCGACCTCATGGACGCGCAGAAAGCGGGCTTGCTGGACCAATACGAGCGCACCACGGGCCGCACCGATGGCGAGAAAACATTCGCCGCCAAACGCCACGGCGGGCGGCCTGGCGAGGCGCCAACGGGCGCGCCGGCCGCGACCAACGCCAAGGGCTGGGCGCTCCACCAGGACGCCAAGGGCAATAAGGCCTACGTGAGCCCGGACCGCTCGCAATTCGAGGAGGTGCATTAATGGGCTTCGACCTGAACACGGCCAAGCCGGTGCCGGCGGCGATGCCTGCCGCTGCTCGCGGCGGCTTCGACCTGGCCAGCGCCCGCCCCGTGGGCTCGCTCGCGGACCAAATCCCGGGGATCCCGGGCGGCAACACCACGCCAAGCGGCGACGAACGACCCGTCAACGGCGTGGACGTCCTGCTCGGCCGCAAGAATTCCGGCGCCGGGGACGTATTCGACAAGGTGCTCGGCGTGGCGGAAACGCCCATCAATGTGGCCTCCGGCATGGTGGGCGGCTTGGCGGGCGCTGTGGCCGGCCTGGGCAAAGCAGCATACAAAAAAGTCACGACGGGGCAAGGGAGCACCGACAAGGAAGTCGATGATACCGTCCGAGCCGTGGCCGGGGCGATCACGCGTCAGCCGAGCACGGCCACCGGGCGCACCATCCTGGAGGGCCTGGGGCACATCGCGGAGCCGCTGGCCGCCCTGCCCACCGCGGAGCTGGCCAACCTGGGGCGCGCCGCCTCGAGCACGAACGCGGCCGTGCGCGGGCTCGCCACGCCCTCCGCTGCAGCTGCCGAGGCGGCCGACGCGGCCACGCTGGCCAATGGCGCGCGCGGCAACTTGCGCCAGCTCGTGAGCGCACCGAAACCCGCTCTATCCGGCGTGGGCGCCGCTGCCGCCACGGAGGAGGCGCAGCGCGTGGCGCGTGCGTCATCGCTGCCGGTGCCGGTCCAGCTCACCAAGGGCCAGCGCACGCGGGATTTTACTCAAGTCGCATTTGAGAAAGAAACCGCCAAGCAACCCGAGGGCGCACCGCTGCGCAATCGGGAAGTGGAGCAAAACCAACAGCTGCTACAAAATTTCGACGCTTTCCGGGACGCCACCGGCGCCGAGGCATACGGCCTGCGCGCCACCGGCAAGGTGGTGGACGGGGCGCTCGTCAAGAAATACGACGCCGCCAAAGCCGAGGTGAATCAGGCCTACGCCGCGGCCGAGAAAGCCGGGGAAATGGCCGAGCCGGTGCCGTATAAAACGCTGTCCGACTACCTGGAAAAGCACTCCGCCGAAATCGACACCAACAACGTGCCCATGCTGGCCGCGGTGCGCGCCAAGCTGGCCAAGCTGGACCCGGACGGCGCCGGCGTTATCCCGCTCAACGATATGGAGGAGCTGCGCAAGATGGCGGGCCGCTTGACTCAAGATGGCACCCCCAACGCGGCCCACGTGGGCGACGTGAAACGGATCATTGACGGCGCCACCGAGAACGCCGGGGGCGACCTGTACCGCGAGGCGCGCCGCCTCAACTCCAACATGGCGCGCCAGTTTGAAAACGCCGGCGTCATCGACAAGATGCTCCGCACCAAGCCGGGGACCACCGACCGCGCCGTCGCGCTCGAGGATATGGTCGACCACGCCGTATTTAATGGCTCGCTGGACGACGTGCGCCAGGTGCGCCGCGTGCTCCAGGCCGGCGGAGGCGACGAGGGCGCGCAAGCCTGGCGCGAGCTGCAGGGCGGCACCGTGGACAAGCTGCGCGAGGCCATGTTCGGGGGGAGCGGCGCCAACACGGCGGGCCAAACCCCGGCCACCATGGCCAAATTCGACCGTATGCTCAAGAGCATGGACGCGGACGGCAAACTCGAGTTCGTGTTCGGCAAACAGGGCGCCTCGCAGCTGCGGGACTTCGCGGACACCGCGCGCGACGTGCTCACCACGCCGGCGGGGACCGTCAACACCTCGAACACCTCGTCCGCGCTGCTGCGCGCTTTCAACAAGGCCGCCGGCGTAACGGGCGGCGTGCCGGGCCTGACCAGCGCAACGAAGTTCGTACAAGGCAAAGTCCAATCCGCCGTGCTTAAAAAGCGCGTGGCCAATGCAGTCAACCCGGACGAGGCAAAATAATGGCCAAAGGAATGGAATTCCCCCTCGTGGGCGGCGCGTATCAGTCGCGCTCGCTGAAACTGGACGCGCAACGGTGCGTCAATTTCTTTCCGGTGCTGGGCGAGTCGGGCACGGCCAAGGCGGTAAGCGCGCTGTTTGGCACGCCTGGCTTGCGCCGGCTCGTCACCTTGCCCGGCGCCGGCGGCATTCGCGCGGTGTACCCGCCAACGTCCGGCGCCGCCATCGTCGTGCGCGGCTCGAGCGTGTACCGCGTGGCGGCGGACTGGTCCTACGCCCTCGTGGGCGCGATTGACGACGCCGGCACGCCGGTGAGCATCGCGGACGACGGCACCACCGCCGTGCTGGTAACGGGCGCCCACGGCTACACGCTGGACCTCGGCACCAACGTGTTGGCCCCCATTACGGACGGGGCGTTTTACGGCGCCGATTATGTCTACTATGACAAGACCGTTTTTATTTTCAACCAGCCGGGCACCGCGCGTTTTTACCTGACCACCGGGAGCGGCGTCCACTTCGACGCCCTGGACTACGCCAGCGCCTCCAGCAACGCCGAGCCGGTGGTCCGGCACCTCGTGAATAACGAGGAGCTGGTCCTCTTTAAACGGACTTCCGCCGAGCTGTGGCGGGCGGTAGCGGGCGGGGATTTCCTGTTCATGCGGGACACGAACGCCGCCATTGAAAAGGGCTGTGAGGCGCCGCACTCCGCCGTAAATATGGACAACACCGTCTACTGGCTGGGCGGCGACAAGGACGGCGGCGGCATCGTGTGGAAACTGAACGGCTACACGCCGACGCGCGTATCCCATGCCGGAGTGGAGCGCGCTATCCAGAATTATGCCCGCACCGACGACGCCCGCGCCTACAGCTACCAACAAGAGGGCCACACGTTCTATGTGCTGTCGTTTCCCTCGGCCGGCGCCACCTGGTCCTATGACGTGGCCACCGGCTTGTGGCATGAGCGCGCCTACCTGGACCCCGCCACGGGCCACTTTACCCGGCACCGGAGCATTTGCCACATGCGCTATGCCGGCGTGCACGTCGTCGGGGATTGGGAGGACGGCCGCCTCTACGCGCTGGACTTGGACTACTACACCGACGACGGCGACCCGCTCGTCGCGCTGCGCTCGAGCCCGCACATTTCCGGCGTCGGGAATAACGAGATTCGATATAACCGCCTGCGCCTGGACCTGGAAACGGGCGTCGGCACCGTGGACGGCCAGGGCGCGGACCCTACGCTCATGTTGCGGTGGTCAAATGACGGCGGCCGCACCTGGCCCGGCGCGCAAAACCTCCGCATGGGGCGCATTGGCGAGTACGCCCGACGCGTGCAAACCGACCGCCTCGGCACCGCGCGCGACCGCGTTTTCGAGGTGGCAATCTCTGACCCGGTAAAACGGGTAATTTTGGGCGCGACCGTCGACGCCGTGGACCTGGGGCGATAATGGCCGACGCACTGAACCTTTTTTCCTCAAACGTGCCGATTGGCCACGCTGCCGGCGCGCCGGTGCTGGCGAGCCCGGCATTTCTCCGGGCGCTATCCGCGCTCCTGGCACGCGTGGGCGGCCCGACCGGGCCCGGCAATGGCGAGCTACAAAGCGGCATTGACGACACGGCCGCGCAAATTGAGCAGGTAGCCGCGGACTTTGCCCTCGGGGCGATGCTGCCCGCCCTCGTGGCCGAGCTGGCCGCGCTGGCCGACCAGGTGGCCGCGGTGCACTCCCATTTCGCCGCCCTGGCCGAGCTCCGCAAGCAAGTGGGCCAGCTCGAGCTGGAGGCCGCTTTGCAACCGGCGCCGGGGCCGCTGGGGAGTGCGGCTTTCACCTCGAGCAGCGCCTACGCGCCAGCGGGCGGCAAGGGGGCGGACTGGACGGCCGGGAAATTCGGCGCCAACGGGAAAACGCCGCAAGCTGCCGCCGCGCTCCCCGCGGCCGCCACGGACCTGGCCACCGCGCAAGCTTTGGCCAATGCGCTACGTTTGGCGCTCATCAATTGCGGCATCGGCGTGTAATTTCTTGCTTAATAGCAGGTATTCCCGAATAATGCCAAAAGGCATTTATTTACTTGCGGAATCTCACCATGGCTATTCAAAGTTACGTTTTCGACGGGGCCGTCCTGGCCGCCGGCGCGGCGCCACAAGGCACGGCCGTGGGCGCGCTCACGCGTCGCGTAATTACCGCCGCCGCGCTGGTCAATTCGACGGCCGGCGCCGTGGCCGCCACCGTCAACCTGGTGCCCTCGGGCGGCGCGGCCGGCGCGGGCAATGTGCTGATTAGCGCGCGCCCAATCGCTCCGGGGGAAACGTACTTTTGCCCCGAGCTCATCGGCCAGGGCCTCAACGCGGGCGGGACGGTCCAGGCATTGGGCGCCGGCCTGACTTTCAAATACGCCGCAAAAGACATTACCTCCTGATAGGACGAGCATGATTAGCGCCCTTATGCCGGAAGGCCGGCAACGATACTTCAACAACGACGGCACCCCGGCGGCGGGCGGCAAGCTCTACACCTACGCCGCAGGCACCACCAACCCGAAAGCGACCTACCAGGACGTGGACGGCACCACGCCCCACCCCAACCCAATCGTGCTGGACGCCAAGGGCGAGGCCGTTATTTTCTGGAGCGGCGCCTACAAAGTCGACCTCAAGCAAGCGGACGCGCAACAGGTGACGGGCTACCCGGTCGACAACTACAACACGGATCCGGGCGGCCTGCAGGGCGCGACGGCCACGTCCAAAATCAAGGGCTCATGGTTCGGCAACGTCGTGGCTTGGGTGTCCGACCTCGGGACGCAAATTGGCGCCAGCCTGATTGGCTACTACCAGGGAAGCGTGGGCGCCGTGGTGCGCTCCATTCAAGCGCGCTTGCGCGACACGATCAGCGTTAAAGACTTCGGCGCCGTGGGCGATGGCGTCACCGACGATAGCGTCGCGCTGAACCTGGCCGCCGCCGCGCTGGGCAATGGAAAATCCCTCTACTTCCCCGCCGGCACCTACATTGTAAATTCGGCTTGCGTGGTGTTCCGCGGCAAAACGGGCATTTGCGTGTACGGCGACGGCGCGGCCACCATCGTGCGGCCGTCCGTCCAGGGCATCGCGCCGGTAAAGCAAGATTACATTACCACGATGGCGTTTGACCTGTGCAGCAACGTGACCGTGCGCGATATGGTTATCGAAAGCAAGGGCGAAAGCTACGGCAACATTGACGCCTACGCCCCCGCCTCCGGCCAGGACCG